CACTCGTATGCGTGGATAGCGTTTGACGAGCTGCCGACATGGGATACCTTGACGCCATACAATATGATGAAGTCTCGACTGCGTGGTCGTGCTAAAGACAAGAGGATGCGTGCTACTGGCAATCCCGGCGGTCGGTGTCACGCTGAATGCAAGGTCTATTTTGGTATAGACAGGTGGCGCGGTGGTTATGTGCCGGCGAAAGACCCGAAGTCGGGCATGGTGCGTTGCTTCATACCCTCACGGGTGCAAGATAATATGGAGTTGTTGGCCGTAGACCCAGATTATCCGAGTAGGATGCAAGGATTAGGCGACCCGGTGTTGGTCAGGGCGTGGCTCGATGGTGATTGGGATGTGGCGATGGGTAGCTTTTACGAGATTGGCCGGGAGAGCTTATACTGTGACCCGTTTGAGATACCGTCTAATTGGTCATTATTTGCGGCGTTGGACTACGGCGAGAGCAACCCAAGCGTCGGCACATTAGGTGCGGTAGACTTCGACGACAATGTATGGATCATCGGCAACTACTATGCTTCAGGTACGGGCGCAGAGCACGCACGCGGCATCAAGTCTATGTATCTTGATTGCGAGTGGACAAAGGGCAAGGACATCGAGGGGCGCAAGCCTAAGTTGATATTAGCGCCGGCAGACATGTGGACGAAGCGGTCACCGGGCGAGGCGACACAGGCGTTGGCACCGTCCGACACGTTCCGTGACGCCGGTATGCACCTGACGCGATGTAACATGGATCGCGTGAACGGTGCGCGGAATCTGGGGAGTCTGATGTATAACGGGCGTCTTAAGTTCTTTCGTGGTCACACTGAGCCTCTGGTTGATTCAGTGCTGTCGGTGCAAAGAGACCCGGGCAAGCCAGAGGATGTGCTAAAGGGTGGCGATGACCACGGATTTGACAGTGTAAAATACCTCACCAACCACGTCTACAAGCCTCGTAAGATAGACCCAAAGCCCAATGGCGACGGTCAGCGCATATTAGACCAACTACTGAAACCAGAAATAGAAGGCAGGTATAACTAATGCCTACAATGTCGGCTAAAAAGATAGGGTGGTATAAGCAGGAGGGCGTGATGCTTGATCGCCTCTATGCTAAGCGCATGAAGGAGTGGAACAAGCTTCACGATGCGTATGACCTCAAGTATGAGCAGAAGGTACGCGACCTCGACAAGAGAGACTTAGTTAAGGTGTCGCGCTTTTACCCTGTCGTGCGGCAGGTGCTCGGCACCATAGCGCAAAACTACCCCAAGCAAGTATTTGTCGTGGACGACGAGATAAATGACGGCGTGGCTGAGATATTAGAGCGCGCCTCTTCTGCCTTTATGAACCTGACCGGGCTAAAGAGCCATGTCCATCAGGCTATCTTCGATGCGCTCTTCACGGGCGTCGGGTGGGTGCGGCTGGACTACAACCCGGCAGGCGACGAGCTGGTAGCGCCCTATACCACCAATGACGATATGGCTGAAGACATGGCGCAGGCGTCGAGGGTGGCACCGGGCTTTGTCCATGTAGACCCCACAGGCTCTCCGCACAGGTTGGGCGATAAGCGGTATATCCGTGAGAAGTTTTGGACGCCTATGGATATGCTCATGGACGACCCGACGATACAGAACAAGAAGCAGATAGCCCCATCTAACCTTGATACTAAATCTGACATAGGGTTTGGCGAGGTGATGGGCCAGCGCACCGAGACCGAGGAACAACGCTCGCAGCGTGAGGCGTACGAGAACGGTGACTTCGTGCTTGTTGAGCGTTGGCATATGCGCATGGATAAACGCGAGGTCATGTTTGCGCACGGCGTAGACCAGCCCATTCTTAATCGCGTGCATCCCTTTGCTAAGATGTCATTTCCGCAGGTGCTTGACAGTACGGGGCAGGGCATCTTTGAGGTAGATGAGGTGACGGGCGAGCCTACAGAGCCCGTGCTTGATTTGGAGTCGGGACTGCCGGCGCCGGGCTTTATCGTAGAGCAGGGCTTTCCCTTCGTGGCTATTAAGTTTGACCTGCATGGTGACTCTTTCTATCCACAACCCCACCTTAGGTACATCGAAGATATACAGAACGCTATCCTTGAGCAGGTGTCGAGGGTGTCGAGCTTACTTAAGCGCACATCACGTATCTCGGCTATATCCAATGCTGAGATAGAGGACGGCGACAACATACAAGAGAAGATACGCACGGCGCGCGACGGCGAGACTATAGGCATGAACGACCCGAATGCGTTGGTGCCTATCAATTGGGGCGCCGTGCCAAGTGATCCGTATAACTTCGCCAACTTCCTCATCGGCATGGAAAGAGAGATCAGTGCGTTATCGCCACCGGATGCCGGTGATGCGGGTAGTGCTACTGAGGCGGCTATCGTGGCGGCGGCGGCACAGGTCAATGGCAACTGGATGGAAGCAGCGGTGTCTACGTTTTATGAGGACATCGTGCGCAATGCGTTTCAGATCATGGGTGACCCGCGGTACCATCCTGATAACTTTGCAGTCAACATAGCACCGGATGGTGAGGATCGGGTGATACGTGCCCTCACCTTGAGTGATTTCTTGTGGAACTATCGCATACAGACCCGTGTCGGCAGCACGCAGCCTCTGTATGCCGAGTTGGAGCGCGATAGGACGATGGCATTTGTGGCGTACGCGTCGGGTCGCAATAACTACGATCAGTTGGAGATAGATAAGCTGGCGGCAGAAGCTAATGGCGTAGCTGACGTGGATAAGCTGATGAAGGACGATGCTAATGAGCCAGAGAAACGGTCTGCGCAGTATGAGAATGACCGGGTGGTCGTAGGACAAGCCATAGCGGTGATACCCGAACAAGACCATACCGCACATATCGAGGTGCATAGTCTCTTTCGTGAGCATCCTACCTACCAGCAGATCGCGCAGAGGGCACAGGTCAAGGACGCTTTTGGTGGACCCGTCGACCCACAAGCGCAACAGCAGATACAAGCTATCGAGCAGGCCATGCAGAAGCATATGCAAGAGCATCAGCAGGCTATGCAACAGCAGCAGCAGGGCGAGACCAATAAGCCGAGCAAGTCGGTCAACACCAATGCCAGCAGCTTGATAGGTCAGGTGCGGTCTAATGCAGCTAAGACGGCTGATGTGGTAGAGGCTGAAACAGCAGACGTCAATCAGGGTGTACAGTAATGGCAGGCGGCGACTCAAGGACGCGGAGCGACTTAAACCACCACCACCTACACTTACCGACGTCTTTAAGGGATGGATGACCAGTGCCTAACGAGCGCGATAAACTACTACAGCTATTGACGGGTGGCATCACCCCGGTTTTTAGCAACCAACCAGAGCAGGCACCGCAAAGCTCAGAGCTTGGAAACCTATTGCAAGCGATAGTCACCAAGTCGCCTACCGGCATTCCATTGTCCACGGGTGAGACCATATCAGACTTGGGTAGCATGCTCACTGCCTCGCCACAAGAGGCATTTCAAGCCGGTCAGTCGGTGCGGCGTGCCTTGCCAGACGTCGTATCAGCACTTACCCCACAGGCAACTCCCGATGTGAAGTTTAGCGAGCGTCATAGGCAGCCTAACCTATTTACGGATGCTATGGGTGCTATCGGTGGACAACTTAAAGATGATGTCTTGAAGCGTGGCGCCGGTGCGATATTGGGCGTTGAGGACTTTGCCGGCCCCGCTGGTGTAGCTATGGGGGTGATAGGTAAGGGGATTGATGCGGCGAAGATGGCTAAGTTGGCAAGTAAGGGCGCGAAAGTGGCAGAGGTTGGGAAAGATGCTGTGCGATTGGCCGATAAGCTAACGCCACGGCAGAAGTTGCTACGCGAGTTGACTGAGGGTGCGCAGGCTAAAGGCGATGTGGGTGCGCTGGAGAGAGCGAGGCTTGAGGGTAAGGCCAGTGCATTAAAGGGTATTGATGGAAATGATTTGACGCCGGGACCAGCCTCACGACCGGACGAGTTTGTTAAGATTAGAGATGCGATGGAGCTTGGTCCAAAATTAGGTGGTATTTCACGAGAAGAGGGGTTAGAGCGCATTAAGGCGTTAAATGAGTTGACACTGCCTACGGGACTTAGGAAGCAGATTCAGGGGTTTGACGACCTACCAGACCAAGAGCTTGCTCGCTTAGACCGCGCCGTAGAGCAGGGTTTTGACATAGACGGTTTTCATGGCACAAAGGGCGACATTAGCGAGTTTGACCCCGGCCTGCTGGGTGCTACCACGGGCGCGCCAAGTGCGAGGGTGGGCTTTTTCTTTAGCGCGGACCCAGAGACTGCGGCGAGTTATGCTAAATCGGCTAATATTAGACAGGTAAACCCAACGCTATCGGAGCGGCGTGATAAACTGAGGGCAACGGTGGACAAGTTTAATACTGAGGACAATGCCAAAATAAGAGAAAGCATAAGGCCACAAACGGCCCCATTGAAATTAGAACAAAATAGATTGAGCGATATAATAC